GCGAGAGTGAACCTAAATCATTAACATATTCACTAGGGAACTGGTAGGGATCCTTAGCCTAGTGAATGTTAATGTATAAATAACAATGAACCGGTTGTTTATTAAATTCTAGTAGAATTTTTTAAGTAAGCAACCAAACAGTCCAAGGAGGGCTAAACGATATGTATATATCAGACCTAAGAAAAGGTGACTACAAGTTACCTGACGCAGTAAAAAATATCGACTTAAAAAAATCACTAAATGCCTATGAAGAAAGCAAACATTTGTTTTCAATTAGTGGACAAGTTGATAAACATTTCAACACAAGAAAAAAATATCCATTCACACCATCAGAATTAAAATCTGATAGAGGATGGAAAGAAATAGGTATTAAACCTGACGGTGTTGATTTTCAAACAATTGACCAGAAAATCAGAAAAGGTCGTAGTTTTGATACTTATGCTTGGATTCCTAATGATATGATATACACCAATATCATTCACAATAGAGGAGACAATATCAATTTTACAAATATATCTACACATTTAGATTTAAGAGAAGGTTTATTTTGGCAAGCTATGAATATTACCGTAGTTGTATATTATGCTAAAGACGGAACATATAAATTTGTAACCGTGATTGGTAATCATTGTACAGCAAAATCTATTATTGTAAGTGGACTTGGTGCACCTGTATTTGCTAGAGTTGTTTGTTTAGGTAAAGAAACATCTTTAGATGAAATCAGAAAGTTTGGTGCTATTATTCATCACACAGATAGTGATAGAAGAACAAACCAAGGTGCTGAAGATAGATTAGTTTCAGGTGCTCAAGCTGGCGAACCTCAATATGAAAATACAATGAGAGTTTTAGTTGACATGGGATTTAATATTAAAAATCAAGTGAAACAAAACGGTAAAGTTTTGAAAAAAATATCTTCTCCATCATCTTTAATGGCTATTATCAAAGAGTTTGATTATGAAATAGTAAAAGATAATGTTAATTTGCTTAGAAAGGCATATCAAACAGATAGTGAAATCTTAACAGGAGCTTTATCTGTGTTAACAATTATCAGACACTATTTTGATAATAAAATTAATAAAGAAGTCTTTGAAGAATGGTTTATGGAGTGGTCAGGTCAATTTGAACAATCAGATATATTTCCTAATTCAGGTAAAAATAAAGATGTTATGAAACCTGTTTATGAACTGATTAAAAATATCAATAGATGGAGTAAGAAGAATCTGAATAGAAAACAGGTTCTAATTAGCCGAAAAGATATTTTCAAAGCTATCCCGGAGGATAAACTAGAGAATATTTAATTAAAAATTTTGTATGGGGGTTGAAATATGAACTTTAATCCCCATATAAATAACTATGATACGCTCATAAGAGGTATCAAACATTAACTTGCTTAACAAAGGAGATTAAAATGACAAATCACAAAGCAATTCAATCAATTTTTACTGGACTAAGGCCGTTTACCGTGGGGTTTGACGACATGTTCGACCATTTCGACCATATGGTTGACCATCTACCACACATGACGGCTAACAATTATCCACCATACAATATCGTAAAGACAGGTTCTTTAACATATGATATTCAAGTGGCATTAGCTGGATACAATAAGAAAGATGTATCAATCAGTTATGAGGATAATATCCTAAAAATCGAATCAGTAAAAAGTAAAGACGAAAAAGAAGTAGAAGAAAATGACGGAGTATTACACAAAGGCATTGCTAAAAGAAACTTTATGAAATCATTTACTATTGCTGAAGATGTTGAGGTTAAAGGTGCTGAACTTAAAGACGGCCTTTTAACAGTTTCTTTAGAGAAAATTGTTCCAGACCATAGAAAGGCTAGAACAATCAACATTAAATAACATTTAATCTATTGGCGTCCTACGCTTGACAATAGGACGCCTTTAGAGTATAATGTATAATATGAACAAATGCGGAGTTAGTATAAAAGTAACACACTTGGTTTCCAACCAAGAGAAGATTGGGCAGTACAATCACTCCGCTCCAAAACAATTGAAAAAAGGAAATATATAATGAACATAACTAGTGATACAATTGCTATTCTGAAAAACTTTTCAGATATTAACCAGAATATTTTGGTTAAGCCAGGCAACCAACTACAGACCATTTCAACTTTAAAAAATATATTAGCTGAAGCTGATGTACCAGAAAAGTTTGAACAAGAGTTTGCTATCTACGATTTACCAGAATTTTTAAGGGCTGTTGACTTATTTGATAAGTCAGACCTTGCATTTAATGGTGGTCAAAACCTAACTATTAAAGATAGTAATAGTAAACAATCAATCAAATATTATTTTGCAGACAAGTCGGTGGTAGTTTCGCCGTCTAAAATGATTACCATGCCTGATAAGTATGTAACATTTTCTTTGAAGAAAGATGTCTTTGAAAAATTAATGAAAGGTGTAACAACACTTAATCTACCAGACATTGCAGTAAAAGGTAATGGTAAAGAGATTAGTTTAGTTGCAACTGATAAGAAAACGCCAGCGTCAAATGACTATTCATTTGTTATCGGAGAAACAGATAAGACCTTTACGGCTTATTTTAAAACTGAGAACTTTAAAATGATTAGAGATGATTATGATGTGGCTATTTCAGCACAAAAAATCTCACACTTTATCAATCGAAACAAACCAATTCAATATTGGATTGCAATCGAACCTGATAGTGAGTTTTAATATGTCCGATACATATAAGCTAGAAGATGGTACCGAATACAATTCAGACGACTATATCAAAGTAGAAACCAGAGAATATCATCAAACAACACACTATCTTAACAGACAAATTGCTGTTTCTGATATTATAAAGGAGTTTGGTGATTTACCTACCTTTGAAAAAGGTCTTTACTTTGATTGCAACGATTATCACAAATCTTCACAAGAAGATAAAGAGTTGGCTGATAAAGTCCAAGAATTTGTATCAGAGCACGATTATGACCGTGAAGAAGATTGTTGGACAATGAATAAAGGCGGTTATGATGTTGATGCTGAAATCGTTGACAAGTTTACAATTGAAAATAAATAATGGGTTTTTAGAGAATTACTGTCTTATAAATACTTGTATGATAAAAATATACAAGATTACAAATAAAGTAAATAAAAAATTTTATATAGGATATACCTCCAAATCTTTAGAAGAAAGATTTGCTAGACATTTATATAATGCATTTAATTTAAATATGAAAACACATCTATACAGAGCTATGAGAAAAAATGGAAAAGATAATTTTTATGTTGAATTAATAAAAGAAGGTAAATCTAAATTGTTAGAAGTTGATACTATTTCTAAACTAAAACCTCATTATAATATGACTAATGGTAATGATGGTGGAGATACAAGTAATAGTATTAATTTTATAAAAAGTATGAAAAAATATCATAAAACTAAAACTAGAGAATCATATGCTACATACGGAATGTTGGGTAAGAAACAAAGTGAAGAACAAAAATCCACTCTTTCTAAATTAACTAAAGAAAGATGGAACAATTATACTGAAGCAGAAATCAAATCAATCTCCGATAAAGTCCGAGGTAAAAAGAATGGTATGTATGGGAAAACTCCATCAAATGCTGTTCCTATTAAATATAAAGGTAAAAACTATGCATCTATTAGTGAGGCAAGTAGAAAAACTGGTGTTAAAAATTATATAATAATGAAAGAGGTGAAGAATGGAAAAGTCAAAAGACTTCCTTTGGGTGGAAGCTTACAGGCCAAAGCGTATTGAGGATTGTATTTTAACGGAAGAGTTAAAAACTACATTTACTCAATTTTTAAAACAAAAAGAAATACCTAATCTGTTATTAGCTGGTACTGCTGGTACTGGTAAGACTACTGTTGCTCGTGCATTGTGTGAGGAACTTGGTGCAGATTACATCATCATAAACGGTTCAGATGAAGGCCGTCAGATTGATACATTAAGAAACAAGATTAAGAACTTTGCTTCTACTGTATCATTAACTGAACATTCAAATCATAAAGTTGTGATTATTGACGAGGCAGACTATATGAATGCCGAGTCCGTACAACCTGCTTTAAGAAACTTCATTGAAACATTTTACAAAAACTGTAGATTTATCTTTACTTGTAATTACAAGAATAAGATTTTACCTGCTTTGCATAGTAGATGTACCGTTATAGACTTTGCCATTAAAAATGGTCAAAGAGTAAAGACAGCACAGGCGTTATTACAAAGGCTAGGCAAAGTCCTTGATGAAGAAGGTATTGAATATGATACCAAAGTATTAGCTGAGTTAATTCAGAAATATTATCCAGACTTTAGACGGACTATCAATGAACTTCAAAGATATTCTGTAAGAGGTAAAGTCGATAGTGGTATTTTGTTTAGTTTATCTGAGGCAAATACAAAAGAACTGGTCAAAATCTTAAAAGAAAAAAGATTTAATGACATGCGTAAATGGGTTATTAATAATCTTGACAAAGAACCGTCATCATTATTCACTAGTGTTTACGAGTTAATGTATAAGGCTTTAGAATCTTCTTCTATTCCACAATCAATATTAATCATTGCTGGTTATCAGTACAAGTCTGCTTTTGTGGCAGACCAAGAGATTAATATGGTTGCGTGTTTAACGGAGATTATGGCTAACTGTAAATTTAAATAGAGGTCTATCATGTATGAACTGAAGGACTATCTTAAAGCTATTAATGAAACTAAAAAACCATTATTAGATACAGAGGA